CAAGTGTTTGATATTTTTTCACCTCTCTCTCAAGAACAGATCTGGTGTAGACGCGTTTATTACCATTGAGTGTTTCACACATCTGCATAATACCAGAAAGAATCAATCCACCTTCTGCAACAAACTTTTTTTCTGCTTCAGTCAATAAGTCTTGACAAACTCCACCTTCACAGAGTTCGTAAAATTCTCTTAATATTTTTTTACCCATAGCTAACTTCCTTTGCAGCAGTGTCTAACTGGCTGCAGCATCCACTTGCTTGTCCAAGTGGCAGGTATCTGGGTTTCTCTGTTTGTATTCATGTTTAAATCCTTCGTCTCCAAAAATCATGTTGAGAACATATGAAGTTCCCGAAGATAACCAGCCCATAAGAAAGAAGTTGGTTACCGTTACATCAAAGTTAAATAGTTCTGTGAATGGAGAAAGTAGCAATAAAAACCAACCGACGTGAAAGCCCATACACATTGGACATCTAAACAGTTCGCCGGGTCTGCCTTTGGTGGGTCTTATTCGATTAAATATCTTTCCATATACTACTATCTGTGTTAAACCATATGCGCAAAGTATAAATGTAATTAATTCCATCAAGTCCTCAAATCGTGTACATGTAGTTATAGGCGTAAGGATCTCTGATATAACCGGGTTGGATAGAACCTTTTTCAGAAGCTTGTGGGACCTCCCCAAGCTCAGTAGAGTATTCTTTATCAGGTTCAATCAAGTGTTCATCATCCATAGCAACAATAGCTTCTACTTGTTCAAAGTATGGTCTCTCTTCTTCAATAAAATTATGAATATTAATTAATGCCATTTTGGCCGAAGAGGCATCAGGATCAATTGATTCTTCAAGAGTAGCTTCAAAGGAGCCATAGAAAGCGCCCGCTTGAATGCTCTCTGGAATCACGATACCTTTCTTTCTTAAGCAAGTGAATAATCTGTTCTGTGCTCCATATACAAGATCGGTCATTGTCTCCTTTGGAAAAGCAACAACTTTCTTTTTATTTGGTGATAATACAATATCAATATCGCCATGGTCAAAAATCATCAAGTCACCATTCATAGAACGACGTAAATCTAATTCTAGGGTTACTTTCTTTTGGTTGGACTTTTTACCAACTTTAATGATTACTGCCATTATTAAGTTCCTTTACTAATTCTTGTGTTTTCAAAACTGTAAGTAATAAGCTTTCGTTAATTTCTGTATCCTTGAAACTGTTCAACTTCTTTGAAATTAAAGTTTTCTTCTCATTAAGACTCGAATCATCTACGGATTCAATTTCTGTTTTTAATCTAACAAGCTCTTCATTTAAAAACATTTTAAGTTCAATTGCATTATCAACGAAAGATGTAATATAATGGTTCAACAATTCCTTTTGTTCATCTAATAAAGTATCAGAATATTTTTCGTTAAACTTATTTATAAACGTTGTTAAGGTTAAAGTATCGATATCGCTAGAATTTGACTCTTCTAAATTCTGGGACATGTTGATAATAATTTGATTTTCTAACATAACTTTAGTCTTAGGGTTTGTTTTTATATTAAAGATTTGATCGATGGTTGCTAATGTTTTATAGTTAGGGACAAAATTGTTAAACACAGTCGGATCAAGATGTTTATTAATATCATTGATAAGTTCAGTCTGCTGTTTGAATAATCCATGTGGATCAACGAGTCTAGCTGATATGTTGGCTTCTTTCAATATTTTTTCACATGTATTCTTATCTAAGCCTTGATTTTCATAAAGTGATTTATAACATTCTAAATGGCGGCGAAGTGCACTTCCGGGTTGAAAATGTTTTTTGACAATAGAAACTGCCTTGTTTTTTCTATCGGTGTCATTCTTAATAATCGCAGCAGTAATTTCTTTTACTAGCGACTCAAAAACAAATGCCGTGTTTCTTTTTTTATTGTGTTTCATCTTTTTGCTCCGTCAGTAGTTTATCTTTTTTATCTAAAACATCAATCAGCGATTTTACTGAGTTGTTCATCTCAAGGATTTTTTGTTCCTCAACTAAATCTCTATCAGAATATATAGATGTCTGTTCGGTAAAGTTACCTCTGCCTAATGATCTTAACTCTGGATAACCAAGATTGTTAGTTCTCATAGTGTTAGTTTCTGGTGTCGCGATTGAGGCATAGGCCTGTGCTCTTTTGCCGGCTGGGCGCCCATCGTTAACTCCGTCTTTCCTCCTGTAGCTGCTTTTATTATATTTGCTGACTTTTGGATCAGTTGGGTTTAGATTCTTTGAACTTCTCGAACCGGGAGGGACCGCCAATAATGGCGAATCATTATCTGCAGCCGGAGTGGCAGCGTCGGCGCCACTGGTATCGCCGCCAAGATCGGTCAGTTCAGCATCATCGGCTGGGATTTCTGCGGGACCACCAGCATCAAGGCCGAGTTCATCTCCACCACCTAAGCCAAGATCTCCGCCGCCGCCTAGACCGGCAGATTCGCCACCGGCGGCGCCTTCAGCAACTTGTTGTAGTGAAGCATCATGTTTACGATCATAATACATCTCTCTTTGATTGCGCATAAATTCTTCATGATTAATTCCAAAAATATTATCAGCTACCCAGCGGCGTGAAAAGTAACCTTCCGTCGCAGAAGCTGCAATATCAAACTTGGCTTTCCAGTGTTCAATTTCTTGAATTTCTGCAATCTTAGACGGATTGTTAAGAGATAACTTAAATGACAATAAATCATCTCCACGAAAACCAAGAGTGTAAAGATGTATAACACCAATCTTTTCAAGTTCAGAAATAACAACTCTTTGTAATCTTTGAATAGTTCTAGCAAAACGAATGTCTTTTTGCGCTAATGTAGTTTTATCTTCAGTGGCGCCTTCACCCATTGTAAGATATGATTGTGGTATTTTGAGTGCTGAAAATAATTTATCTCTAAGATACTTTATATCATCAATAGCAGTAATATTTTGGGCGCCGGCTAAACTCTGAATGTCTGTAACGGAACCAGCACGAATAGGGATAAAATAATCCTCTTCAATAGACATAGGGTTGTATCGTAAATCAACACGACCAGTATCTGGATCTACTACGGAATTACGCTTAAGTTGACTAACAACTTTTTGCATATATTGCTCAACTTCATTTGGCGGTACCGCTCCCACATCAATTTTAAATACTCTACGTTCTGAGGAACGCACAACACGGTAAGCCATCATAGCGTCTTCCATGAGAGTGAGTTGCCTCCAAATTCTACGAGCAGGTTCAAGAATAGAAGTCCCATAGGGTGCATATCTATCATTTCCTAAAACTCTAAAGTGTGCCAATTGCCAGTTCTCAAATGTCAAACCGGCTGAGTTCCACTGATACTGAACGTAATTCGGGTTAGTGGCATCTTGCCCTTCTAATCTTTCGACTTCCTGTGGTGGCAACGCAATTGCCGATTGAACACCATACTTGTCATCAATATCCAAATAAAGCATGAAGTCTCCATACTTGCACATAGTTCGTGACCAGCCAAAAAGATTGTATTCAACGTTGAGAATGTTTTCATACAGAATAGCCAATACAGCTCTCAATTCTTCATTAGGACAATTAATGTTAAGCATAGGTCTTAAGTCGGAATACGTTGTCATCTCATCTGCATATATGTCCAGCGTAGATGCAATCTCAGGAGTATACTCCATCTGATCAAAATCAACGTAACGCTCAGAGCGTCTTTGATTTGCAATTGCATTTGCACCAATCTGTTCAAGAGGGCTGTAATGAGTCTTTTTAAATTGTTGTCCTGAAGCAGACTTAAATCTTGCAGAAAATTTATCAAGGTGTTGCCTACGGATTCTGCGGCCCGACTGGGAACGATAGTTAATTATTGGTCCAGAGAATAATCTAGTTAAAGATTTAAATAATTGCGACTGATTATTTCTGGGATTGTTTTTATTGTTATTATTGGCCATTTATTTTCTCACTTTATAATCCAATTAAATTGGTCATACATATTCTTTGCTTCATTCATTTTATCAAAAGATTCCTTTTCTTTGTATCCTATTTGGCCTTTAATTTGTGTATTCATTAAAGTTTTAGAAGTTATAATGGCATCGACAAAGGCTTTTTGATAATTTAAATCTTTAGCGCTGTTCTGTATTGCTGTATCTCTAACCCAACAAGCTATCGCCAACGCCATGATTAAATCATCATGATAGCCTTTCATTGCTTGTGGCTTACCATTCCTCCAAATAAAAGTTTTCATCTCGTTAATAGTTCGAGATGAATACACCATAATTAGTTTATTTCTAATAAACTCTTCTAATTTCGCTACGATAAGTGGCCTTGTTTTAGAAGACGTTGTAAAACCGGGCACTGCTGAATTTCTATACTCGGCTTGATACTGTTCAATATATTCATGTGTAGACTTAATTGAGTGATATAAGTTTGGATATCCAGCATCGATTAATTTATCAAGAACTGAAAACCCTATATTGTTATTCTCAACAACCAACATGGCATTGCCAAATTCCCTACCTACCTGATTCAGCATATTAGCATACATATCAAGAGTTGGCTTGCCTTGGTATTCTCCTATTACCTGTAGGGTTTCTAATTTAATCATATGAAATGTGGAATAATCGGCTCCGTCTCCGCGGGCAACATCAGCAACCATTAAATAATTGCAAGTAGGATCATATTCTTCCCAAATCCAAAAATTTCTATCAAATCCTGTTCTGTGTTTGGGTTCGCATACATTAGATAATAACCATTCCATACATTCAGGATCAATCACTGTTTCACCAGAAGTATTGAAGTTACATTCAAGCTCCTGCGCAATTTGACGTTTGGACATATTTTTGGTTTCTTTTTTATACCACTCAGTATCTCTGTCGGGATGCACATCCCATGGGAGTGTGGTTAAATTAAAATTATTAGTGCCGCTTTCTGCATCAACGCAATTTTTATGAAACCAGTTACCAACGCCATTTGGGGTCGACAGTGCAATGCATCGCCCACCGGTGGATAGTGTGGGATACAGACCAGTCCACAACTCATCGAGACCCTCAATGTGCGCGGCCTCATCGAGAACCAACAGAGACAACGCTTCAGAACGACCGGCATCACCAGATGTTGAAGTAGCTTTGATAGAGGAGCCATTTGATAATTCAAAGGACGTGCGGTTGTCTACTGAGATGGTCGCTATACGAATCCACTCTGGCAAGTTCTTCATGATGCTTTTAACTTTTTTGACTAAGTTACCAGCGGTAGCAAACTTGGTTGCCATAACAAGAATAGATTTATCTTTATGGAATAACATTAGCCAAGAAATATAGCCAGCCGTAATTGTTGAAATACCTAACTGGCGCGCTTTCAAAATAATATTAAATCGATAATCGTTAAAGTCGTTCAATAGAACGTCTTGAAAATCATATGTATCAAAAAGTATTAGCCCGTGCATCGGATGAGATATACGGGCATAATTTTTCAAGAAGTATGCTGGGTCTTTACCACATTTTAATATTTCTTGAAACTTTTGTTTTTTGGTAAGTTCAAAACTCATACACTCTCAGCTAAAACTTTTCTAATTAACTGTTTAATTTCGTCAAGACCAAAGCTGCTAATTTTAGGCCGGCCGTAGGCGCCTCTGACATATTCAGTTGAAGGCGGCTCTTCTTCTGGACTGCTCATTTCAACACCCGGAATCTTGGCGAACACTGCTTGAAACAAATCAGCTACTTCTTCTGGAGGCATGCCTTGGATAAGATCAGTAAGTCGATCTTCTAATCCGGAACCGGAGACTGCTTCTATGTCATCTGCTTTAGTGTCCATATCGATAGCCATCGTCTTAGCTGCTTTGTTCGGATTATCCATAGGAGCGGTGTCTCCACCACGGGAGTCAGGATTATCTAATGCTCTACGCCTTTCATATTCCTCATCACCGATGAGTTGTCTCAGCAAGTCTTCTGCTGCTTGACTTTCTTCCAAACCTTCTTCTTTGATGTATTCTTCAACAATAATTTTGTAAAGCTCTTGTTGACTAATTTTCATTGTGCTATTCCTTTTTTCTAGTATCGTTCGATGGTCTTTTGCCACCATCACCAGTCCAGCCACCTTGAGACATAAAGTCTTGCCAGTAGTCGTTTGGAGCCTTAGAGCCAGTTTCATTATTCATTTCTTCTTCAAGACCGCCAATAGTAAATTGTTGTACTGCGGTAAGGAAGGAGCGAACATTTGAGGTGCTCTCAACTCTGATATCTGCTTCCTCAACTTGAGTTAGTGTTACTGAACTACCTGTGATCTTTCGATACTCTTTCTTTAAAAATTTCACAACCTCAGACATAGTATCCAATACGCCATCTTCAAAACCATTTTGGTGTACTTCCTTAAGTTTAACTTCAGACATGTACGTGAGATGCATTACATTCCCTGAAAACCTAACTTTGAATCCATCAATAATCCTCTTGTCCAAAATTGGATCACCTTCTTCGCGGTTCAATCCGGCTTTTAATGGTTCATTGTTTTCATCTAGTGCGCCATCATACGCATTTGCAGCGGCTTGTGAAAGCCCTTGAACTATATCATAAATTGTTGCCATTTTAATTATCCTTTTTTAAATTTGGTCTCCAACCTGTTTTCCATCGTTCCTCTCTGTCTTCGACATATTTAATGTAGCAATTATTACAACAATCAAATTTGACTAAACAAACATCATCCATAGATTTCTTTGGAAACTTTCCACAGACAGGACAATTTTTACGAGGCTCCTTATTAAGTAGTTTTTTTGTAACCTTTATACCATTTACGTCAATTTTATCTTCCCATTCAGAATTTTTTGATGTTTTGGCATAAAATTCTTTCATTTGTTCAAGATATTCTTTTTCTTTATCTTCATCCCAAAATGCTTTTGGATTAGCAATTGCATCATTTCCATATTTTTCTTTTATCGCTTTTTCAATTGCAGCAATTTTATTTAAATCTTTATTTTTCATTTAGAGTTTTGTACATTCCATATGAAGCGGCTGTTCCAATCGCAATGCCCCCAGCAAAGTACAGCCATTTGTACCGGGGTGATGTTTTTTTTAGGGCACTTGCTAGGAGGTCAATCTCCTTGTCCTTCTGTATTATAAACAAGTCATACTCGTCTGTTAAGGCTTTGTGCTCTATTGCGAGGTCTTTTAGCTTGTAATCGTATTCTTCAGCTTGGATATCCAGTTGATACTTAGTTTTCGTGTCGCATGAGTATGTTGCTAAATCATAGTCAGCTAAAATTTTTGACATCGCATTGCTATCAAACAGG